TTACAAGGACTAAAAATGAGCAGAATTAAGATCATTCCAGAGGCGAAAAAGCCTTTCGTGCCTGGTAACAAGGATTTAAGCGATACAAGGCCAAGGTTTACTCCTCCAGGTGGGAAGCCTCCTTTGCCTTTGCAAGAATCGTATAATAGACAGGGCACTGATGGTGCTAAAGCTAACAAGAAAAACGTAGGATAGAATATGGCAGCAAATCCAAAAAGGATAAAAATGATATGACAATGATACCCCCAAAGATCAAAAAACTTCCTCAGCTTCATAAGCCACAGGGGGGATATATCAAGAATCCGCAGCAAGGAGCGTCTCATAGCAATAGATCTTTGTATATGGGTGGGGCAAAGCTAATTAGATGAAAATGAATGATTTACGACAGATTCACTGCAAGATGCGAGAAGAGTTTGGTATGAATTTTAGTGCTGAAATGTCGGCATTTTTAGTTCATTTGCTTTTTCAATTCCTAGATGATGAATCTACATCAAGCGATGATAAAGATGGAGGTGGAATAAAGAAATGATTGTAATTGAATTTCACGCTTGATTATGCTATCCTAGATGCATTGTGAGGGCATTATGGATGATATGAAAGATTTTATTAAGCGGGCAGAAGAGGTTATGAAACCTGCTGTCCGAGAAGCTGTCAATAGAACGACTAGATATAATTATAAATATGTAAGAAAATCCGATAGCACAGAGCAAGGAAAAGCTCGACGACGAGTCTATGCAAAACAACGACGTTTAGGTTGGAAGGATTGTTTAGATGAGGAAATCTGGAAAGTGCGAGAATTTTATGGAAATAGACCTAAAGGAATGGTCATTGATCATATTATTCCTTTGAGTGAAGGCGGAAAGCATGAATTATCGAATTTACAATACCTTACACCTGCTCAAAACTCAAGCAAAGGAAAAAGGGAAACCTATCACAAGTGCTTTGATTAAATTAATTAATGATATTGACAGTAAATTTACATATTAAAATAAAGATAGTGTCTGATAATAACTGAATTACAACTTAAAATATATTATCAGACGTTGATAGTCAATCACATTCGATTTGAGAAACTGGACTAAACTTTTGTGGGGATTAAGCGTGCTAAGGTCTTTAAAGCTTCACTAGGAAACTACCTTTCAAGAAAGGCGACCGAAGCGACATAAATATAGCAAACCTGGAGATTTAGCGCAATGGAAGATACACCATCAACAGAATTAACACCATCAGATATAGATAAATTTTCAGATTTTTTATTCAAACATGTACCAATTTATCCTAAATGCAATTGGTGTAACAAATCATATTTTATTAGGGAAGTGGGTCCAAATTATATATGCTATGATTGTGAAATTGAAGAAAGAAAGATTGTGAAAAAGGAAGATTAATACAATGGTAAAAGGTTCATCTAAGACATACGGCGAACTCATGCAGGAAGCTGCTTCCAAGACTGATCATCAGGAAGTGGGCGAAACTGTTTTGCCATTGATGGATCAGCTTAAAAAGATCATCGAAGATTGCGTTCAAAAGAACTATGAGAAAGGCGTAACAGGCAAGTATTACATTCACATATGGGTCAACAAAGAGCCATATTCCAATAACACACTACACATTTATCCTCATTGTCGTAGAACACGACCTAGCCCCTATCAAGGACATGATCATTTTCTCTGGTCTGTTGAGGATGGGGGCAAGGTCACCTTTGAATGGTGCATACCGAACAAAGAGAACCTTGCATATATCTTAAACAATCCCACTAAATTCGATCCTGATTACATAAATATGCTTCGTAGATACTGCTCAGACAAGATCGAGAAGTTATCAGACTATGTGCTTAATGGGAAGATCCAATAGGCTTTTTCTTTTTCTTTATGATTTTTTTCTTAGGACCTTCAAATACATAAAATCCATGATAACATTCTAATAATGCGGTACATGAACATCAACTTGAATTTTTGTATCTGGATCTTCCACGATCATTTTCAATTTTCCTTTTTTAATCATCCTCAATATTCCCTCTAATCCTTCTTTAAGAAGTTCAAACATTTCACTCATAAAAACCAACTTAACTCAACTTAACCGAACCTAACTCAACTTAACCGAACCTAACATAACTCAACAGAACTTAACACAACGAAACAAAGTTAAATCGACCACTCTTCCAAAAACCTATCACAACAGAACGTATCATACCCAATCCCAACACATTTCAACCTATCTTGAATTGTCATAACACAAGTAAATTAAACACTCTTCCTAAACAAGCCTGAACATAACAGAACAAAACTCAACAGAACCTAACATAACTTACCACAATTCAACAAAGTTAAATCGACCACTCTTCCAAAAAATCGAAACATAACCTAACCAAAGGAAACCTAACCAAACCCAACTTACCACAATTCAACAAAGTTAAAACTTTATCTTAGAAAGCACGTTCTGGGCTTCCATAAGAAGCATCGATGCTTTTCGGGTAGCATGATGATGACGCAATCTTTGCTTCTCGCTAAGATCTGTCGTATCGACCCTAGTCATAGCAGTCAGGATTAAATCATCCTTTCGTATCTGATTAGTAAAATGATTCTCGGTCTTATCAGCCATCTTCTCTTTAGGTAAAATATAAAGATCTTGGCATTTAGCAGTAGACCAAAATCCATGTCTTTTAAGCTCTTGTTCAAGCAAAATGATTCTTCCAATGTATTCCCAAGGATTATTTTCATCATAAAAGCAATCTAGAGCACACTCTAGATACCCTTTTGGTATCATAATATCATATTTCAATAGACCATTGGAAAATAGGTAATTGACTGCGTCCCTTACCATATCTCTCTGCTTAGAGTTTCTCTTTTTTTTTCTCATACTTCCTCAAAATTTGTGATTTTAAATCTTCCATAAGAGCCACCTGCTTTCTCTGGCCTCAGTTCACATAATCCAGAGTAATTTCCTGCATAATCAAGGATATTGCGGAAGTCTTTCACGTCAAATTCACTAGTATCGATGGTAACTTCAAAGTTTATCGACCATGTATGAAATATGGGACGAGTTCTCATGATTCTAGCTCTCATAACAACTACAGACTCACTAAATACATGAGACTTCTTACCATTCTTGTCTTTTTTAGCCCATAATGTAGCGGGTGTTTCTTTCTCAAAACCTTTAAGAGATGAACCCACAGCATCATTTACAAGAATAGCACGTGTAGCGGTTCCTTTTTTGGACTTCTTAGCAGCACTCTTAATGCATGCTTGAAGACATTTTGAGGGTATGTATGGGCCATATTCTTCATCATAATAAAGACCCGCTTCCCATTCAATTTTAGCCATTGCAAGATGGTGTTCATCTTTCTTGTTTTTAATGCAGCTGATCTCGCTCATCATCTTTTTCATAGGATGCAAAGGATCAACTAATTTATCTGAATGCATGATCAAAGGAGAGATTCCTTCGATATCAATTGAAAATGTTTTATATATACCCATATTTATCTCCAGTTATGTTTTCCTGAAGATCATAACACTAGTATATCTTTTGAGTCTACTGTTTTTTTCCTGTTATCCAATCTTTATACTGATTCAACAGTGGCTGTAAAACTTTCCTCACCTCATCATCAGGCTCAATCTCATACTCTTCCATGAACTCAAGCGTCTGATCCATTAGCGTCACTAAACAAGTCATCTTCTCAGCAGCCATCATATAGGCGAATATATCAATTTCCTCTTTGCTCATATCACCTCAAAATTTTAAGTTGTCCTAAATTCCATTAATTTATATAACTGAGTTTAAGTATTCAACAGAATACCGGCGCAAACGAGATCCCGCCAATCTCAAAGGAAAAACATGGAAACTACTGAAAACAGCGCAACACCTGACGTCGCTACCCAGGCAGCAGAATCCCATGATGAAGCTAGCAAGTCTCCTAAAGAGTCATTTGCTGAGCTTCGTAAGGCTAAAGAAGACCTCGAGAGGCAACTTTGGCAGGCTCAAAAAGAACGGGAATTGATTCAGCAGCAGATGCAGTCTCAACTGCAACCTAAGCAACAAGAAATTCCCGAAGAAGATTTTGATTATCGTCAGCTAGAAAGCGAAGACTTCCCCGATGGGAAGAAACTAGTGAAGGCTCTTTCGTCCATGGACAAGAAAATGTCCAAATACGAACAAAAGCTAGCTGAAAAAGATCACAAACTTCAAGCTTTAGAAACTGCCCTAGAATTCTCTGACTTTAAAGAGGTCGTCACAGCTGAAAATATAGAAAAATATATTAAAAGCGATGAAGACAACCTTGAGGCAGTCAACAAAGCTTCTAATCCTTTGAGAAAGGTTTACAACCTCATAAAAAAGAGCGCCGCCTATCAAGCAGAAACAGCCAAAAAGACGGCTACGCCAATCTCTCAAGAGCAGAAGCGCGTAAATGACAAGGAAAGCAAGCCCCAGATAAACAGCATAGGAGTACGCTCTGATGCTGTCACTAGCGCAGGCAAGTTAACTAACTCAACAATGACCAGGGATCAAAGAAATGCTCTCTGGAAAGAAACGCAAGCAGCTGCCCGTCGTTAGTCTTCTCCTAATCATGGAGAACTTAAATGGCAGGTCCAACAACAACCAGCATTTTACCTCCAGCTGTACAACAACAGCTGAGTATGAAATTGCTGGCACGTCCTATGCCTGACCTGATCCACACCACGATGGGTTGACATAATAGCCCATCTAAAACTATCGCTGATTGACTCGGAAGCCCGATGGGGTGACGAGGGGCAAGTTTAAATACAGCCTGAACGACTGAGCGCGATGGACTCGAAAGAGTATGCAACAGTCTGGTCTCGGAATATACATGAAATCCGAGAGCATAGCAGAAATGACTATGCCGCCGAAAGGTAGTAACATACGTATCCTATCACGATGGATCAGCAAGCAGGTGATATTCTGAGACGCAGACGCTATCAGAATTTAATGACTGCTCCAGTACCACTGGGGAATGGGATCGTCGATCCCGCCGCTCAACAATTGACGGCACTCGACATCGATGCAAGAATTGACTGGTATGGTACATACATTATCTTGCAAGAACAAGTAATGCTTATCAACGAAGATCCCGTATTAAATTCTGCGGTATCTGTATTAGGACAATCTCTCAGGGAAACTGAGGATCAACTGGCTCGTAGCATGATGGAAGGCGGAGCGCCTCCAATCAACTGCACAAGCGGAACGAATGGCGACAATCCTACTAATATAAGTCCTCTTGATTGTAGCAAAGCGGTAAGGCTCTTAAGAACTGCTAACGCACAATTCATCATGGATATTATTGAAGGTGAACTGAAGTTCGGTACAGCACCTGTACGTACAGCGTTCTTTGGCCTTGGCCACACGAACCTGTCGGCAGACCTAGACCAGATGGTTGGTTTTATTAACGTAGCAAACTACGCTAACCAATCGAATCTGCTGCAATCCGAATGGGGTTCTATCAGGAACATGCGTTTCCTGCTGTCCTCAGTTGGTTCGATTTCTACTGGCGCTTCTGCTAATGGTAATGATGTGTATAATATCTTTATCCCTGGCCAGGAAAGCTATGACATGGTTGACTTGGACGGTTATTCCGCTCAATTCATCTATGCGCCACC